GCGGCGAGTCGGGCCAAGTCCCAGCAGTCGAAGGGCAGGCGTCCGGCGCCTATACATTCACCGGCACCGCGGCCGGCCAGGTCACCATCACCGCCGCTGCCCAACTCGACCTCACCCTCACCGCCACCGCCTCAGGGACGAGGGGCGTCAACGGTCAGGCCGCTGCCGCACTCACATTCGGCGCGACCGCGCTCGGCTTCGGTCCTGGCGCCGACGTGACAGGCGTTGCGTCGGGTGCGTTCATATTCCTGGCCGAGGTGGTCATCCCTTCGTCGCCGGGCCCGCCCTACGTGTCGTCCACCACCGCCGGCATCGTGTCGGTCTCAACCATCGGGGGTGTGCTGTGACGATCCGCGACGTCGGCGACCGGGTCAACATCCAGTACCTGTCCTACAACGCGGCCGGGACGCTGACGAATGCCACCGTCGCCCTGGCCGTGACCGACCCGGCCGGCGCGGTGACCAACCCGTCGGTCACGAACACATCCACCGGCCAGTACGACGCGGCGTTCACCCTGGCCTCGGCGGGACTGTGGACGTGGACGTGGACCGTCTCCGGCGCTGTTGTCGACGTCGGCACCGGGTCGGTGTTCGCCGCCGACCCCGGCCCACCCACCTACGCGTCCATGGCGGAGCTCAAGTCGTACGTCGGCGGCCTGGCCACCAGTGACACCACCGATGACGCGAAGCTGCAGGACGCGCTCATCTCGGCGTCGCGGGGGATCGAGCACTTCTGCGGCCGGGCGTTCTGGCCGGCGCTCGTCGCATCGGCGAGGACGTTCCACCCGCGCACCTTGTCGCTGGCGGTGGTGGACGACTTCTGGACCGCCACCGGTCTGATCGTCAAGACCGACGGCAGCGACTCCGGCACGTTCGGAACCACCTGGACCACGGCCGACTACAGCCTCGAACCGGCCAACGGGGTTGTGTCCGGCGAGCCCGGCTGGCCCTACTACCGCATCGTCGCGGTCAACCGGGACTTCCCCTGCGGTCGCCGTCCCAGCGTGCAGGTCACGGCGAAGTGGGGCTGGCCGACCGTGCCCGGCCCGGTCAGGCAGGCGTGCCTGGTCATCGCGGCCGAGACGTTCAAGCTGAAGGACTCCCCGTTCGGCGTCGGCGGCTACGGGCAGTTCGGCATCATCCGGGTCCGGGACAACCCGATGGCCGCCCGGATGCTGGCCCCGTACCAGCGTGACCCGGTGCTGGTGGCGTAGTGGACGTCACCGCGATCCGGGAACGGCTCGCCACCCGCGCAGCCACGGTGATCCCCCGCTCCCACGCGACCCTGCCGGACACGATCAACCCACCGGCCGCCGTGGTCATGCCGGCCCCCGGCGTGTTCATCGTCGACACGACGATGGACGGCGCGAGGGACCTGTCGTTCGTGCTGCTGGTGCTGGTGCAGAAGGTCATCGACCGGACCAGCCAGGACGCCCTCGACGACTACCTGTCGGCGGACGACATCCGGGCCGCGCTCGACGCCGGTACCACCGCCGACTGGGACTTCGCCATCACCTTGTCGGCCCGCAACTACGGCGAGTTCGTGTGGGGTTCCGGCGAGGGCGCGCAGCGCTATCTCGGCTTCGAGATCCCGGTCACGGTGGGCGTCTCGTGAGGTGGGTCGTCGCAACTCTTAGACTTAGCAGCCCACGCGCGTAGCTCGTCCACGTTCGCGCCGATCACCTCGAGCACCGTGTCGGGGTCCCACACCACCGCTATGACCGTCTGACCGGTGGAGGGCTCTTTCGCCGCCATGACCAGTTTCGGGTCGTCGGGCGTGCTCTGGCCCGAACTGAATTCGATCATGATCGGCACGTTCTGGGGGCAGATCCCGTTCGGTGTCAGTATCCGCAGACACCACAACGCCAATCGGTCACGCCACTTCATGACACGACTGTAGCGGGGGTGCGCGAGTGAGGTGGGTCGTCGCCGCTCCCGGTCCGTCGTTCAGCGTCGCTGACGTGCATCGGGGCTGGGTCGAGGCGCTGCGCGAGCATGGCCAGCATGTGATCGAGTTCGGCCTGGACGAACGGCTCACGTTCTACGGCTCGGCGCTGCGGCAGACCGGGGAGCAGACGTTCACCCGGATGTTGACCGCCGAGCAGTCCTACGAGCTCGCCGTCAATGGCCTCTACGCCACCCTGTACAAGTCGTGGCCGGACGTGCTGCTGATCGTGTCCGGGTTCTTCATCCCGCCCGACCTGCTGGACCGGGCCAGACGTTCCCGCACCCGCGTCGTCATCCTGCACACGGAATGCCCGTACGAGGATGAGCGGCAGCTGAAGCTGGCCCCGTACGCGGACGTGAACCTGATCGACGACCCGACCAACCTGGACCGGTTTGCCGCTGTCGCACCGACGTGGTATGTGCCGAAGGCGTACCGGCCGGCCATCCACCACCCCGGCCCACCGGTGCCGGAGTTGGTGTGTGATCTGGGGTTCGTCGGCACCGGGTTCCCGTCCCGGGTCGCGTTCCTCGAGCAGATGGACCTCAAGGGTCTGGATGTGCTGCTGGCCGGCAACTGGCAGAGCGTCGGCGAGGACTCGCCGCTGTATCCGTTCCTGGCCCACGACCCGGACGAGTGCCTGGACAACGACAAGACCGCCGACGTGTACCGGTCGGCCCGGGTCGGGTTGAACCTGTACCGCACCGAGGCGCAACGCCCGGAACTGTCGGCCGGCTGGTCGATGGGGCCGAGAGAACTTGAGGCGGCCGCGTGCGGGCTGTTCTTCCTCCGCGACCACCGCGGCGAGGGCGATGAGGTGCTGGGGATGCTGCCCACCTTCGACTCGCCGCAAGAGGCTTCGGACCTGCTCCGCTACTGGCTGGGCCGGCCCGAGGAACGCAAGGCCCTCGCAGCAAAGGCCCGTGAGGCGGTCGCCGACCGGACCTTCTTAAACCACGCCGCAGAACTCCTGCGGCTCTTCGACGCCTAGGAAGGGCATGACAGATGGCTAGGCTGCACGGCAGGCGCGGGAGAATCTACCTGGGGGTTGCGTCCGACTCCGCTGAGGCGTCACCGATCCCGTTCTTCAGTTCGTGGACCGTCAACTGGAACACGGAGAAAGCGGAAGTCACCGCGTTCGGTGACGAGAACAAGATCTACGTCGCGGGCTTGCCCGACGCTGGCGGGTCCTTCGCTGGTTTCTACGATGACGCGACGATGCAGACCTACACGGCGGCGACGGACGGGCTGGCCCGCAAGTTCTATCTGTACCCCGACGCGACCACCAACACGAAGTACTTCTTCGGCACGATCCTGCCCGACTTCTCGGTGGACGGCTCGGTTTCCGACGCAGTCAAGGTGTCGGTGTCCTGGCAGCCCGCCTCCACCATTGCGAGAGTCCCGGCCTCCTAGTGGCCGTCACGGTCAAGGTTCTCGGCACGGGGGAGCTGGACGAGAAGGCGGCCGCGCTGCGGCGGGAAGCGGCCCGGTTCCAGCGCCGGGTGTCGACCGCGGCGGGCCGGGCGGTCAACCGGGTCTACCGGCCGACGCTGATCGGCATGGCCCCGACGTTCATGCCCTCCGGCTACGTCAACGACCTCGTCAACGACCTGCGGGTGCGTACCTCGGTGCGGTTCGCCGGGTCGAGCCCCGGTGTGGGTGTGGCGGTGTCGGCGCCGACGGGTGGGCCGAAGGGCCGGGCGGTGAACGCGCTCGAGGCCGGGATTCTGCGGCATCCGCTGTTCGGCAACAAGTTGCACTGGTATGCGCAGCGGGTCGGGCGCGGGTTCGTCTCGATCCCGCTGAAGGCGGTGCAGCCGCAGATCTCCCGCGAGCTCGACCTGGAGCTGTCGGCGGTCAAACGTGATGTGGAAGGGGCCTAGGTGGATTACACCGCCAGGGACGAGATCAGGGCGTCGCTCAAGGAGGCCCAGGATCACCGCTCGGCCCAGATCGAACGTGGCGTCCCCGAGAGCGTGGCGAACCACGAGTACATGGACAGGGTCGCAGTCATCGAGGCCACCGCAGCAGAGGCTGGCGTGGCCCGGGAGGAACTGGAGCAGATCGCGGGGGCGTATCGCATCAGCTTCCACGAGTACGTCGAGGGCGGCCCCGTCAGCGAGGCGTCAAGCTACCTACTTCGTGCCGGCATTTTCGTGGAAGGGGCCTAGGTGCACGAGTTCCGGCTGTGTGACGAGGACCGGGAGCGGCTGGGCTGCGCCGAGTGGATCGCCTGGGACGCCTGGGCGATCACGGTCGGGGACCTCGACGAACTGTCGGAGCGGTTCTCGTTCGAGCCGGACGAGTGGCCCGAGCCGTTCTTCGGCCAGCTGACGTTGGAGCAGGCCGGCGACCCCGACGCCAAGCCGAAGGCCCCCCGGTGGCAGAAGCAGGCGGCGATCTGGATGGCGCTGCGCCAGGCCGGCCTCGAGGTGTCGTGGGATGACGTGGCGAAGGTCCGGCCGCTGAAGATGGAGATCCGGCGAACTGAGGAACCGGGAAAAGACGACCCGGCTACCGAGCCTTCTACGACCCCGCCTTCCACCACCTCTTCGGACTGACCCCGGAGCAGGTCGACGCCATGGGCGTGTCGCGGTGGCGTGCCTACCGCCGGTTCGCCGATGGGCGGCTGGGTCTGTCCTCACCCGACGGGCCTGAGATCGACTTCGACCAGGAGGGCTTCGATGGCTGAAGAAATCCGGTTCGACGTCGTCACCCGGGCCGACAACCGTGGCCTGACCGACGCAGCCCGGGAGATCGACAAACTCAAGGGCAAGACCGACGACCTCGACAAGTCCACCGCCGAACTGGACAAGACGACCGGTGAGCTCGGCGACTCGTTCGACGACACCAGCAAGGACGCGTTCGACCTGTCGAGGGCGATTGAGGACGCGCGCAAGAAGTCCGCCGCCCTGCGGGCCGAGTTCGCCCGCACCGGCGAGCAGAGCCTGTTCAAGGACATCCGCGGCGAAGAGACGTTGATCCGGCGGCTGGAGAAGATCGCCGAGCAGATCCAGAAGGATCAGGGCCTGTCGCTGACCCCGGTCTTCCCATCCAGTTCGGGCGCGGCGTCCTTCGGCGATCTCGGCCCGTCGCTGGGTCGGAGCATGGGCCCGGCCATCATCGCCGGGGTGACCGGCGGGCTGGCCCCGCTGCTGCCCGGCATCGGCGCGATGATCGCCGGTACGGTGGCCGGGGCGGTCGGCACCGGTGGCGTCATCGGCGGCGTGGTGATGGCGTCCAAGGACGAGCGGGTCCGCTCGGCGTGGAAGAGCTTCGCCGACGACATCGCCGCCGAGTTCTTCTCCGGCGGTGGCGCGTTCGTCCAGCCCGTCATCGACTCGCTGGCGATCCTGGAACGCGGCGTCGAGGGGATGCGGCTGGGCGAGGCGTTCGAGCAGGTGGCGCCGCTGGTGACGACGATCGCCCGCGGTTTCAGCGACTTCGGCACCAACATCATGCCCGGGGTGAACGAGGCGTTCG